GTCGTGTACAACGTACAAGTCTTCTGCGACACGCATCTAATCCGTCGTGTACCGACGCAGTTGGAGCGCCCGATATATGAGTAATCCAAATACGACTGTTCTTTCTCACGACGACCTCATAGAAAAGCCAGATACAACGCCACCTTCTCGTGCTTTGGACGTGAAGATAGACGAATCCGACCGTGCTGATATCTTTGTCACGCTTGAATCTATTGACGAAACGTTGGTCAAGTATGTATTAGAAGTTATCAAGCCGACTATCGAAGATAACGGTCGCGTCATTCCGGTACCCGTCATTTACGCTTCGCCAGAACGATGGAAGGCGATTCGTAAGGACGGCTATCTGCGTGACCCGATGAACGAGAAGCAGCAAACTCCTCTCATCACGATTCGTCGTATCAACATCGCACGAAACGCACAGATGACGAATCCGAGCAACAAGTATCTTTATTTGAATCACGAGACAAACTGGAACAAGCGTAATGCATATGACCAGTTTGCGGTGCTCAATGGCATCAGACCATCGAGGGAATTTCGCACGGTCATCGTACCTGATTATGTGAATTTGACGTATCAAGTCTACCTTTGGACGGAATATGTCACGCAGATGAATCATATTATCGAACAGCTAAACGTCGAAAATGAAGATTATTGGGGTCGCCGAAATAATTACAAGTTCCGCGTTCGTATTGAAGATTACCCAACAGATTCGACGTTGCCTGCTGAAGATACTCGTACAATTCGAACAGATTTTCGTATGGTTGTTTCGGCATATCTCGTTCCGGAGCGAATGGTGAAGAATTTCGACCTCATTTCGACCAATTCGAAGTTCTATACGTCCAAAAAGACTATCTTATTCACAGAATTTCTTGGAACAGGACAGAAGCCGTAAATATCTGCCACATCGAAAGTTAGTCGTTTGGAATTTCGTCAATATACTTATGTATTGTATACATTATTGTAAACATTTTTGGAGGTTATATGGCCGAACAGAAGATTACCCCAGAAGAGCTTAAGAAAATCCAAGACGTACAATTTAAATTTACAGTCTTGACTCGTCGGTTCGGCGAGTTGCATTTCCAAAAGAAGCTCATAGATTTTGAAATGGCTGAAGTTGATGATGAGATGTCAAAGCTCGAAGATGACCGTCTTCAAGTAATGAACGAACTTCAGGCCAAGTATGGCGCTGGTTCTATTGATATCAACACAGGGTTACTTATTCCAGCCCCCACGTCTCCAACGACTGAAGCGGCGGTAACACCACAATAACTCTGTAATGAACGGAGATTTCTATGGCTGAGCGTCTTATATCCCCCGGTGTCTTTACTCAAGAAAACGATTTGAGTTTTCTTCCCCAAGGCATCGCACAAATCGGTGCTGCGTTTATCGGCCCGACCCTGAAAGGCCCCGCTTTCCGTCCCGTTATTATCCAATCTCAAGACGATTACACAAAGACGTTTGGTGGTTCGACAACGGACTTCTACACGCCTTACGCTGTTCGCACTTATCTTCAGGAAGCGAATACGGCGACGATTGTGCGTGTATTGGGACTTGATGGATATGATGATGCGGTCGTAACGTCATTGCTTTTGACTGTATCTGGTTCTGCTGGTGGTTCGCAGGGAAATTGGGTCGTTGGATTGATTCATCCTAGCCGTACTGGCGTTACATTAGCCAGCGGTTCAACGGGCGGTGCCAACAAGCCGACTGAATTCTCGTTGATTATCTCTGGTGCCAACGGAACGACGACATTCACTTCGATGTCCATTGACCCAACTTCAGCAGATTATTGGGCAAAGGTGTTGGGCACTGGCGCGACGACCGGCAAGGATGGTTATGCTTACGCAACATTCCCAGAAGCCGCCTCGTTTGTTTCGGGTGCTTTGGCTGGTTCTGGTTCAATGGCCTTGGTTCCGGCAACTAATGACCTTCATCTTTCAGGTTCGACGTGGGGTATTTACACGAATGCTCGCACGCCTGTCATTATGTCGCAGGTTCTCGGTGGCCAGCGTCACGAGTTGTTCCAATTCTTTACGTTGTCTGATGGAAATGCTTCGAATGCCGATGTGAAGATTAGCATCGCATCCGTCCGACCAAATCCACTTGGCAGCGGATATGGAACGTTCTCTGTTCTCGTTCGTGCATTTGATGATACAGATGCTCGTTTGTCGGTTTTGGAGCAATGGGATAATTTGACGATGGACCCAACTTCAGCGAACTTTGTCGCTCGCGTTATCGGAACGGCTCGTACTGTTCTTGATGCGAACGGCGATGCTTTCCTCGAAGGAGAGTTCCCAAATAACTCCAAGTACGTTTATGTAGATATGATTCCGGGTTCGGATGTTCTTCCACAAGAAACGTTGCCGTATGGATTTGCGCCTTTGGCAACGCCAGTTGCGGTTGCTGGTTTGGTTCCGGCTCCGTCTTATATCACAACGCGTTATTACACCCCGGCTGGTTCGACAACGGCTGTGGCGAATAACCGCACGTATTACGGATTCAACTTCACCGACGAAACAAGCTTGTCTTATATCAATCCGACGCCATCTGGCTCCATTGATACGTCTTTGAACTCTCTCATCGTTGGTATGTTCCCAACAGGCTCGACGGTTGTTCCTGGCGGTGGTGCTGACCCCGGATTCGACTTGCTGACGACATTAGCGGCTGCTGATGAAACAGATTTGAGTGTTGCTTCCAACTATACGTTGGCGAAGTTCACCATTCCATTCCAAGGCGGATTCGACGGACAAAATCCTGCGGTTCTGCGTAATACAGGCGATGCGATTACTGCCGACAACACGATGGGATTTGACTTGTCAGATTCCACTGAGGCTGGCGCTCGCGCCTATGCGATGGCTATTCACACATTGTCAAATGCAGATGCATGGGACATCAATCTTCTCTTCCTCCCCGGCGTTCTCTACAGCTTGCACCCGTATATCGCACAGTTGGGTATTGATATGTGCGAAACGCGAGGCGATGCCTTCTATGTCATGGACCCCGAAGTTCTCACGACTACGGTACAGTCCGTTATCAACAGCGTTCAGGGCATTGACAGTAACTACACGGGCGTTTATCACCCGTGGCTCAAGGTACTTGATACCGATTCCAACAAAAACGTCTGGGTTCCACCTTCTGTTCTCATGGGCGGTGTCTATGCTTTCAACGACAAGGTCGCTGCTGAGTGGTTTGCTCCTGCTGGATTGAACCGTGGTGGTATCGGCGAAGCTCTTCAAGTTCGTACTCGTTTGTCGCAATCCGACCGCGACTTGCTGTATGAAGGTCGTGTCAATCCGATTGCGCAATTCCCCGGACAAGGTATCGTGGTTTGGGGTCAGAAGACTTTGCAACAGCAAGCTTCCGCACTCGACCGTATCAACGTTCGTCGTTTGCTTATCGAAGTCAAGAAGTTCATCGCTTCGACATCCCGTTATCTTGTCTTCGAACAGAACGTAGATTCGACTCGACAGCGCTTCTTGTCCATCGTCAATCCGTATCTTGCATCGGTACAGGAGCGTAATGGATTGTATGCCTTCAAGGTTGTAATGGATGATAGCAACAATACTGCTGATATCATTGACCGTAACATCTTGGTTGGTGACTTGTACTTGAAGCCCACGAAGACGGCTGAATTCATCGTGTTGAACTTCAACGTACTGCCAACCGGCGCAGTATTCCCAGTATAACTAAACTAGGAAACTGATAATGGCAAAAATTGATACGCTTGGAACTCTGACCATAGCCGCTAACGCGAGCATGTCGGCGGCTATGAATAAGAGTGTGTATGACAATTACGAAGCTTTGGCTTTTTTCCCTCCCGCAGGATTTCCAGCGGGTTCTGGGTCAGCCGTATTGTTAGCCACTCCAGAAACAGCATCTTTTGTCTCTGGAACGGCAGTAAATAATTGGTATCTTGTGAAAAATACGAGTGGAAATAATGTCACCGTTTCGTCTGGAATCGTAGCGACAATAGCTTCGTTCCCATTTGAAAATATTTGCTTAAGTGGCTCGGTGACGCCTACAGTGGATATGGTTTATACGGTCCAAGGGCAACAAGAAGTGGCAATAACTGGACTTGCGGCTCTAACACAAGATTAAAAACGCATTATTGGGATATTTATTGTTGATGACATCTATTTGGAGATGAAGAATGGCGAACATAGTTACCGAAAATGAGATGTTTTTCAACTCATTCGAACCGAAGCTACAGAACCGTTTTATTATGTTTTTAGACGGCGTACCTTCGTATATGATTAAAGCCACAGGTCGTCCGACTCTTGACCAGCCCGCCAAGCAAATTCCACATATTAACTTGGTACGCTTCGTAAAGGGTCGTTCTGTCTGGGCTCCGTTTAATATTACACTATATGATGCAATCGTGCCGTCTGGTGCCCAAGCTATTATGGAATGGGTGCGACTAGGCCACGAATCTGTCACGGGACGTGATGGATATGCTGATTTCTATAAGAAAGACATCGTAATCAATGTTCTCGGCCCCGTTGGCGATAAGATTGAAGAGTGGATTGGAAAGGGATGCTTCATCACTCAGGCCAACTTTGGAACATTGGATTGGGCGACCGATGAACCACTTACCGCTCAAATGACTGTACAAGCTGACTATTGGGTACTTAACTACTAATCTGAGCATCGCCATTCTTCTCTATGAAATTCCTCCTAAAAAGGGGAATTTCATATTTTATAGACCTTCTTTGACGGAAGCTGATATTTATAATAGACTTACGTTCGTCCTTCTAGTGGAGTATTTTAATGGCTCAGCCGACCTACGATATTAACATCAATCAGAACGCGACCTTCAAATTCTCCGCGCAACTTACCGATGTTTCGGGGTCGCCTCTGGATATTACAAGCTGGTCGTTTTCGGGGTCTGTCAAGCAGCAAGCAATTGACCCAGACCCGCCGTTGCTCTTTTTCACGACATCCGTTGACCTTACACAGTCCATCGTCAATATGGCGTTAATGCCACATCAAACGACTCTATTGAATCAACCACAATATGTATATGATTTCATCGCTGTAAATCGAGCGGTTACTCCGGAAGAAGTTTATCGTATCCTTCAGGGTAAAATCAAAGTCAGTTTGGGTATTACAGATGCTCCACCTGATGCTCCTTAATAGAGTAAATAAATGACTACTCCTACTATTATTGTAAATCCTATTGGGTTTCCAAACGCGGTGTCTTCGTCGTATGCAAGAACGGCGTTAACAGCATTTAATGCAATATCATCTTCATATACCACTACGTCTACTTCTACTGTGTCAGCAAGCTATGCACAAATAGCGACTTCTGCACTGACGGCTGAGAGTGCAACTTCAGCGAGTTATTCCCTGACGGCATCTTACGCTCAATCTTCATCAAATGCGATTACTTCGATTTCCTCAAGTTACGCCGAGACGGCAAGTCTCACTTTGTCTTCATCAGTAACGCTAATTACTTCGTCAAGTTTCGCACAAAATGCAATATCGGCGAGTTACGCGCAGTCAGCGAGTTATGCTACGGACATCAATAACATTTTCTATCACGACCTGACGATTACAGGTTCATTACTCACGTCAGGAACGCTCGTTCAATACGGCAATCAAATCGTGACGGGAAGTCTCTCAACAAGTGGAAGTAATACGCTCGTCGGGCTGACCATTCTCACCGGCTCCATCTATGGCTCGGGAAGCAATCTGTTCTACGGCGACCAGACGGTGACGGGAAGCCTCCGCACGAGCGGAAGCAATGTGCTGACCGGCAACACCATCCTCTCGGGAACGCTCAACATTGAAGGGCAGTATCCTCCACAAGCGGGTTCTGAATCTGTATCTATCGTCGGCAATGTTGACCTCAACGGCTACTTGCGCTTCGACCCTGTGACCTCGAACATCTACTCGCCACTCTCCGCGTCATATATCTACGTGAGTGGCTCGGAAAACGAGTTATTCTTCACGCAGAACCGCAAGGGAAGCAGGATG